AGAAATGATGGTAGTCGTGTTCTAGTACGAAATGATGGTAGCATCATCCGTGAATTAACACCAGAAAGACGCTAATAATTAAATCATTCTCATAATCTTTTCTGTTTTAATACGCATTGGATTTACCATAATACGATGTTCTACCTTAGGTGTAATCCGCCTTTGATTTCTTCTTTCTCTCCAGCGAGGCAAACAACAACAACAAAAAATACAACTAATCAAACCCACCAACCCCAAACCTAATAATATATATTCTCTACCTCTGCTGTAATAATCTGTCATCCTTTGCTAATACTATTTCTATATTATAAAGTAATTTTAATATACCTTATAATACATTTGCGTCACATACACATTTTTTTTCAATGAGTGGGTGAGCGGGTGCTTTTCGTTGTGTATCTAATAATGACCTATTAGCAACCACTTTCTTAAGATAAATAACACGTTGTACATACAAATCCATCTTCTTAGCCATTTGAAATCTCTCATCAGCATTAGCTGTTGTTTTCATATATACCATTAACTGGTCAATTCCTAGTTGATATAATCGAATTGCCTCTGTAAAATCATGTGAATTATCTTTTTTTGTTGCCTCTGTAATATTCTTGATTGCTTTCATAAATAACGATTTATTATCTTTGTCAAGTGCTTTTAAAATAGGATTAATTTGTGAGATTTCAATCTCTTCTTTTGTCATCTTTATTATTTTTGATGCGGTTCGATTTGTAACCATGTTCTTTATCGGGTTTGGTTTGTACTTAATATACCATCCACAAGATAATAAACAACCTATAAATACAAAGACAGACGAAATAGAAATAGCTACAGCAGCACCATCATCTATACCACGCCCAGCATTTATTTCTTGAATCTTTTCTATGTCATCACGAATAACACTTTTAGAATATAACATTACGCTTTTATTAACAAGATCAATTACAGTTTTATTCTCCAATACTTCATATTCATAAGTCGAATTACTTGTATTAAAAGTTATATTCATACTATCATAAACATAACTATAATTACTGGTTAGATTCGTTCCATTAATATATTCGATATAACTATGATTATAACTATGATTAGTTAATTTATCATGATTACATGACAAGAAACCAATATCACAATGTAAATTATTTGAGTAGGCAAAAAAAGCGCCTATGCCTAGAATCATTCCAAAACAACAACAGCAGGTACATATCATAACAGCATGTAATTTAACCTTAAATTTTTCCTCTTCATACAGGTCCATTACTCAAGATAAGTTTTATATATTCAAGTATTTTACACTAATATTTAATGTGGCATGTCGGGATTAGAAAAGAGACGCATGGGTGGCGCACTAGGAACAATCATAGGAGGAGCGCTAGGATTGACCGAATGCAAGTCTTGAAATCGTTGTGTTCTAGGTAATGTTTTCCGTCGCCATCTATTAACATTTCTTCTACCTTTGAGGATATTTATAAATTTTCTGTTAGCTTGTCTAGAAGTGATATATTTCTTACCTTTTTTCTCAGTTTTGAAACTTTGTCTCCAGTCATAGATAATTTGTCGTATTTTTCGCATATGTTCCATTTAATAAAATTAGACTAAGAAGTTTAAATAGTAATAAAATTGAAATAAATAATACTACAATGTAAATAGCATACAGCAATAATAATGGCATCGTTGAATATCGAAGAGATTATCAACAAAGAGGTAGCACGTCGTGTGGCGAATGAACTAGAGTTGAGAAAGGAGGAGGTAAGTAGTGCCGCGCGAGAGTCTCTTGAAAAAATTAAGGAAATAAGCAATGAAAATAAAGAAACAGAAAATAGAATCGCTAATCAACTTCAAGAATTAGAGGAAGAAAGAGCAGCACAACTACTGTTATTAGATAGAAAAGAAAAATATCTGAATGATTGTTCTGCGAACCTAGAAAATAGAGCTGAAGCAATTCAAAGAGCAGTAGTAGATTCAAGTGCGGAGAAGATGGTAACGATTAATATGGGAGGTACTGTATTTACCACACTAAAATCTACATTGACAAATATGAGCCCATTCTTTGCGAATATATACTCTGATAAATGGCGAGATGCGGGTTCTTCAGCAATCACAGACAAGGATGGGAATATATTTATTGATAGGGATGCGACTTATTTCCCAATGCTTTTAAATTGGGCGAGAGATGGATGCGACCCAGAGGCAATAAAAACTATAATTAAAATGGTTAGGTCAAGTGCGAACAAAAATAGTAGTTATGTGTATAATGTTTGTCCTAAAAAATATATAAGTCAAAGTTTTCTAAAAACATTAGATTATCTTGGTATAGATTACCTACCGGAATCACCGCAAGAAGAACTGGAAGAAGATATATTACACATGGGTCAAAAGATAAGAGTATATTGGCGTGGAGACCGTCGTATATTTGAAGGGTGGGTTATTAAAAAGGTAATTAAATGTGAAGGCGGGCATAAAGTAAGACATAGCGTTATTAAAAACGGCAATGGTCTTAATAAAAGGGACGTATTCGTTGATATACTATATGCGGATGGAGATATATGGAGATATAAGGAAAGAAGTCTTGTGAAGGAATTTGGTCCATTTTCTAAACAAAAACACCACACTAAATACAAGTATTGGCATTATGGAATGGAGTTTGGTTCAAAAAAAATGGTCGTGACTTTAAATGATTCAGTTACAGATCCTGTTGATTCATCTTCAGACGAGGATTAATTAGAGGGAGGTACATCTATAATAGCAAATTGACCCCATTCATCATCACTATCTACGTCACAGTTCATATTAATTTTATATGGACTTTCTTCAAATTTTTTAATCATATCTTGTTGGTACCACCAGTTATAATACCATGTATTTACAGAGGCTAGTAAACTAAATAAGCCTGTAACTGCTGCTACTGTTGTTGTAATACTGAATTGTTGCATAATAACGGATAATAATAATAATTACTTATAATTAATTAAATTCAATTTTAACTATAATATATATATAGAATGCCAGTAAAGGTTTTGGGTAAAGATTTGCCTATAGGCAAATACAATTTTATAAGATATATGACTTTGAATGGAGAGAAGATAAAAAAAAATACATATCATATTGAAAAGACAAAAGATGGTTATGTTTTATTTAATAGCGATTTGAATATAGATGATGAAATACGAAGAATAGAATTGCGTAAAAAAGGTGGATTGGCTTTAATGTGGAGCACAAACTCACGTTTGGGATTATTATATACAATTGAAAATTATGTAGAAGAAGATTAATCATAAGGATATAAAAGTTAATTTTTATGATTAATTAAATGAATGATAATAGTGGAACGTGGTCTGGTATTTTAACGAATGCTTTTTTTGCGGGAGCTGGTGCTGCTTCAGCAAATTTACTTGCGAATGTAACTTGGAGAGATAGTTATGGTCGCCTAGATTGGCGTGATTTAGCCTTTCTAACATCTGTGGGCGCTACACTTTGTGTAAGATATGCTAAAACAGGAAAGTCACTTTTCAGTTTGCGTTGATTTTAATAAGATACTTGATATTGATTAAAATCATCACATACACATTCGCCACGATAACCAACTAAATATTTACCGCGTCTTCCATCGGCACACATACAGCTATCAGGTGAACCACCTTCTGGAGTTTGTACACAGAATTCACGTGTGTATCCTTGAGCTCTACAAGCTTGATAAGTAGGAATGAAGAAATCGGTAGTTAAAGTGGAACCTCCTAAGAATCCTTCTTTTGTTTTTTTAGATTTCATGGCGCCTTTTAATCCATAAATAATAGCTAAAGCAATTAGAAACATTCCAACACATGTAAAAATCTTATTCATATAAACTAAACTAATATTTTATATTAATTATATATAATGGTTCATTTATCTAGTCCTACGATGATAGCTGTTATGCTTTTTTATTCTTTTTTAACTTTTTTCTTAGGACCACTAATTACTAGACCTTTTTTGGGAGATCATCCTGACCAGTGTGTGGCAGGATTTTTAGTTGGGTTTACAGTAAGTGTGATTCTTTGGATGAAATATGGTAGACACTTGGCAAAATAATTATGAATAACTACAATCCAAACTATTTTCTAAACGAGCAGGTAAAATACTTTTAATTTCTTCATAAACGATGGTCTCATTTTTCAATAATTCTTGTGCCATTTTAACTACATGTTTTTTGTGTTTTTTCAAAACAGAAAAAGTAAATTCATCTATAACTTCAACCATAACTTTACATTCAGAAAAAACAGAGCTAGCAATATTCTCTCCAATAACACCCATATATTCAGGATTAAGTGGTCCAATTTCTTTACTCATTCCCCAATTTGTATTATATAATTTAATATAATTAGAAACCTTTTCAATATCATCGGCAGCTCCTGTAGAAACATCACCATAGATGAGTCGCTCTGCCATTCTTCCACCAAGCAAAACACTAATGCGTGCTAGAATAGCTTTTCTAGTAAATAATTTATTATTAATAGGTTTAGGTTGACTAAATCCAAGAGCAGACTGACCACGAGGAATAATACTAACTTTAACAGGAGGTTCACTATCTTTCAAGATGTATCCCATAAATGCGTGACCTGCTTCATGATAAGAAACTCTTTCTTTTTCTTCATCCGTCATCATACGCTCACGTTTTTCACGACCAATCATTACTTCATCTATGGCTACTTGTATATCTTGTTCGGTGATTTCCAAGTCTTCTTGTCCTCGTTGAATAGCATTAATCTTAGATTGATTTGCTATATTAGCAATGTCAGCGCCAGTCATACCAGCAGTTCTTTCAGATAAAGTAGCATAAGATAACCCACTAGGCAATTCAATATCTTCCAAATACAATTTAAACATAGTTTTCCTCTCAGAAAAATTAGGAGGATCAAAATAAATCTTTTTATCAAATCGACCAGAGCGCAACAAAGCAGGATCTAAATGTTTTATTAGATTAGTAGCAGCAAATACCAAAATATTATCACTAGCTTCAAATCCATCCATTTCAACCAATAACTGATTCAATGTAGAGGCTCTTTCAGAATTACGTTCTAGGTTTCTCTTACTACCAACAGCATCCAATTCATCGATAAAAATAATACATTTCTTTTCTTTTTTTGCTTTACTAAATAAATCTCGTACGCGACGAGCACCTACACCAACATACATTTCTACAAATGAACTTCCAGCTTCACTTATAATAGGAATATCTAATGTCTGCGCCATTTTTTTAACAAGTAATGTTTTACCTGTACCGGGTGGACCAGCTAGTAAAATTCCTTTAGGTAATTTAACTTCCCAATCAGAGTATTTCTTTTTGTTATTAATGAAATCCATGTAATATTTTATCTCTTCTTTAACTCCTTCTAGACCCACAACTTCATCTAGTGGTGTGGAACCGGCTTTATTTTTAGCATTTTCTCTCCATTTCTTAACATGTCTTGTAATTTTTCCAAAGGAATTAGTAGTTTGTTTCTCAATCATCTTAACAATTATCCAAAATAAAATTATGTAAACTAAAATATTATTTTCCGCCTTTGGTGGTGGCGGCGGCGGCGCTGGAGCAGGAGCAGTTGTGTTACCAAAAAATCCAAACATATTTAATAGAATAATCAAATACTGCGTTAAATGGTTTTCCTTAATTAATTTTCTGATTTTAATATATAATGAGTAAAGCTGGAGTAGAAATGAAAGACATGGGACAAGCAGCAGCAGCAGCAGCACCAGTGGCAGCAGCAAATGCAGTCCCAGGATATACTCGTGCGCAACATATACAGGCGTTACAACCTTTAAATGCAGCAATAGCTAACTTAGGAGCAGCTCGTAGTCGTTTGGATAGCCTTGCTGCTGATGCAAGGGGAATACATCCTAAGCTTAGTAGAACTTTTTGGAAGCAAGGAAGCAAGGCACATCATAAAAACGCACCAGGCCGAATAGATAATATGGAATCTCATGTTTACAATAAACTAGAAGGGAAATTACCGGGTATTACAACAGATTTAAAGAATGCTCATGCGGACATTCCACAAGCAATAGACGCTGTAAGAACAGCTCATGAAAACCTACTTAAACAACATCCAGCGTTAGCGGAAAAATCAGGAAAAAGAGGTGCACAAACAAGAACCTTTATAAGTCCAACTGGTGTACAAGTAAGTTTGGGTAATTATCATGGAAAGAAACACACGCATCCAGGAGATGGTTCAATAGTTAAAGGATTATCCCGTGGAGAAGACTATGGTCCTAGTGCACCTCATCATCGATTATTTGGAGGAAGAAAAACCCACAAACACAGACGTAAGCATAAAAGAAAAACCCGCAAACACAAACGCAAACGCAAAACTAAAAAGAGAAAACATCACCGACGTAAACATAAAAGAAAAACACGCCGTCGTTAATGATCATAACTATCAATTATGTTTTAATATAAAAATATAATTGACTATACAAAGACCAATTTAAAAAATTGAAATATAATTGTACATAATGGTAAATTGTATACCCTACTACCAACGCTCCTATATCTTAAGTATAAAACACAACC